CGCCTCTTTGGTAAAAAGAAGAAGCGTGGGCGCGGACGTGCGATGCGTGGACGCCCTAGACGCCCTAGACGCCCCAGACGCCCTAGACGTGGTCGTGGACGTGGACGTATGGCAAGGTTAAGGGCTCGAATGAAAAGGAAGCTCCGTCGCCGTAGATTCCGTCCCCGCCGCTTTGGAAGAATGGGGCGTTTCGGACGTAGGTTCAAGCGTAGGTTCGGGCGCTTCCGCCGTCGTCGTTGCTTCGCTCCCGAGACCAATGTCCAACTTAAGAATGGTACCACCCGCCAAATGAAGAATCTTGAACTCGGTGATGTTCTCATTAACGGAAGCATTGTTGAGGCCACTATGAAGATTAAGAATCAAAGTGATCCTTATTACAAGATTGGCGACATTCACGTAACTGGTTCTCACTACGTGAAGGATGGCAACGTCTACAAACAAGTTCGCAACTTCTCCAAGGCTGAACCCACTGATAAGGTTGACAAGGTCGTATGCTGCTTAGTCACAAGTGATCATAAGATTCCTGTAGGTGACTTTATGTTTTGGGATTGGGAGGATAACCTCGTACCAAACCACATTCAACAGCCTTCCAAAGTCATGACTCTCAGAAACCGTAGCAAAAACACCAGTGTAGTTGGTGATAAATAAATTGTTGTCGTAAAGTAAGATGGATATAGTGTCTAGAGCTTTGGCTTTACCTATACCACTACCTAAGGAGTATGTCCAGTCATTACCTAGGATACCCAAGGACAAAAAGTTTCCTAAACGTGTGTGTAGAGAGGTAAAAGTGAGTGAAGATGCATCTAATGCAGAAAAGGCAAAGCTTAATACCGGTGAGGAATTTACGCGACTGTGTGGGGATGACATAACTAATGCAGCTAATGAAGAGGCAATGGGAGAAATGATTCCATTAATCATTCTCTTAGTACTGTGCTGTTTTTGCTGTATATCTATGGTTTCTGTCAGTTTCGGTGGCTACAGGTGGTGGAAATCTAGATCATCTAAATATAGATCACAAACCAAAATACATCGTCGCCGTCCTCGTGCTAAAAACGTCTAATTTTAAAAAACCTTTTAAAACTCATATAGAATATGCGTTTTAAAAATGATTATTTAGACTTATCGGGATACTCCGAAGCTTTTTTTGGTGTTTTACATATCGTATCACCACAGTGATCTCTGTTCTGGTACACAGAGTTTATAGAAGCCGCCATTTCATTACACGTCTTTAGAGACCATCGTCCTAACTTGGGTTTTTCCACTTTCGTGATAAGATCATAGATTCTTCGTAGTAACATATCTCTGTTATTGTCCTTGTTTTTAAGTGTTTCAAATTTAAAAATTGTGTGTTTCAATTTTTAAATGTGAATTTTTTAATGATATTTACTAAAATACTTCGTATTAGTATTTAGTTGGAGAAAGCGAGGCCACCCATACCCGACTGGATGCGGAGGACGTTGTAGTTAGTGGCGAACATGTGCATGGTGGTAGCATCCTGAGCGGTGTTCATGGTGACAGCAACCTGCGCGTTATCAATGCGGGAGAAGTTGCAAGTACCGGTGGGCTGATGCTCCTCGGGCTTGAGCGCGAAGGAGTACGCGTAGACACCGGCGTAGGGGGAGCCAGTGTGGTGCTGGAAGGGCTGCACCTGGTTGAAGTACTTACCCTTCTGCTCCTTGAAGCGGTCCTGGCCGTTAAGCACAAGCTTGAAGGTGTTGAGGGGACCAACGGAATCCTCAGTGAAGGTGGAGGTACCACCGATGCCGAGGCCGAGACCGAGCATGGGGGAACCATAAGTGGAGAGGGAGACGAGGGCGTTGGAGGTAGCCGCGGCGGGGGCGGTGTGAAGCTTGACATCCGCGTCGTTGGACTCGGTGGTGAAGTTGAACATGGAGTTCTGGGTGAGGGTGTTGGAGAAGCACCACACAAGTTCCTTGACTGGGTGATTGTACGAGAGGCGGACCTGCTTGGTGGAACCGGAGTCAACGGTATCAGCGCCAGTGTGCTGGCACTGCTCGATGAGGTACTCGTGGCCCTTCTGGGCAAAACGCCTACGCTCCTCAGTGTCAAGGTAGATGTAGTTGGCCCAGACCTTGAAGGTGGAGGTGTCGAGCCACTCATCGAAGTGCGCCGATAAATCGAAATCCAGCCTGACCTCATGATACTGCAATGCAATGAGCGGCAAATAGAGTCCAGGATTCCTGTTGAAAAAGAAGTATAGGGGCAAATAGACAGTCTTGCCGGAGATACCGGAGGTCATCTTACCGTAGGTAGCCTTCTTCGAGTCATCGAGGTAAAGCTCGGTGTACAGACGCCACCACTTCTGGTACTGCTTGTCAATCCTTTGTCCGCCAATCGATAATTCGACGTTGTTGATCGCACGCTCGGCGACCCAGCAGGCACCAGCCTCGTCAATACCGGAGGCCTTGACCTTGAGTTCGACGTACATGTCGCCGACGAGATCACCGTTACGGGCGACGGTGACGGACACGCGGCCGGAGTCAGCGGCAGTACCGTTGACGGTCTGCTCGATGTTCTCCATCGCGAAGTTAGTGTGGCGCTTGTATTTCGCCTGGAAGAAAGTTACTTCGGGGTTGCCAGTCAGATAGACATCCTGGGCTCCGTAGGCGACCAATTGCATAAGACCGCCAGCCATTTTGAGAGTTGTTGTACTATAAGCAGAGAAAATAATTTTGGGTAAATGCGAAATTTCGCGATCCAGAATTTCTCAGTCTACTACAAATGTCCACACAGCCTGATGAAATTGAAGATGGTGAAATTCTGGATACTGAATCTGAGATTGAAATGGAGACTGACAGTATCATAGATCCTGGTGAGGATGAGGAAATTGATTTACCCGAGCTTCTCGGATCTCTGTTCGCGACCGATGAAGGTGACACTGTTTGCAGTGCTCTCGTCGGGATTTCTAGCCAGATCCAAGTCCAAAATAAAATTTTGGTGAAAATTTTAGCTCAACTTCAATCTCTGAAAACTAATTAAAAGAAAAACCTGTATTATCATTAATATGGAAAATACCCACTTCATCGATAAGGAACCCAATAAGTATGAAGCTTTGGCAGAGCTTCATAATCAGCAAATTCGGTCGATGAATGAGGATCAGGGTACACGCCTCTTGTCAAATTTAGAGAATGCGTGGGGACTCCATGAAAAGGACTTTCTTAGTCACCAGATGTTGGGATACAACCAGTACATCTCAATTAATTGCTTCAATGAATATGGAGCTGTATCAATCAATGATATAGATTTGGTAGCTATTAAGACTATCAGAAAAAAGAACCTTGACTTCGCTATTGAGTTAAGGAATCATATGAACAAGTTGAAGAGGGAGAAGATGAAAAATGGTGATACAAAGGATGACGATAGTCTATCTGATGATTTGGGTCTTAGTCTAGATAAGCGTATTGCTAATGTTGTTCTACACATTGAGGATGGATATGAAAATATCCGACGTCACTACATGTCATACGAAAGGGTCAGTACTCCAACTGTTCAACCCCAGTTTCCAAAGTTTTCAGATCCTTCTGCGATGGATGATGAGGAGATTGAAAATGTTTCACCGTATCAGAAATGTCTTCTGTATACTTTAGAAGAGACGTATAAATGTGGATACCGTAGATACAAGGGGCACTGCTGTGAAGAAATTAAGACTATTGAAGGGTATCGAACTAGAGCTTGGAATCCAATTTTCCCTATAGATAAGTTTGTCTATTCAATTGCTCAAAAAGATTCATCATTTACAAACTGGAAAAACTTTACAAGTAAGGGAAGTATTTTCCGTGAAGTTATTGACCACGTTTCCAAATGTAAGGATCAGCAGTTTCCTGAAATAAGCAAGAGAAGGCATGTATGGTCGTTCAAAAATGGTCTCTTTGTTGGAAAGGAGTGGATTCCGGATCGTGGTGTATATGAATGTCGCTTCTACCCCTATGAGAGTTCGGACTTTGCATGTTTAGATCCAACTATTGTTTCTTGTAAGTACTTTGATCAACAGTTTGATGATTTCTCACATTTGGAGAGGTGGCAGGATATCCCAACCCCAAACTTTGACAAGGTTCTAAAGTATCAGAAGCTGGAAGATGAAGTATGTAACTGGGCATATGTGATGGGTGGACGTCTCTGTTATGACATCGGCGAGTTAGATTCTTGGCAAATTATCCCTTTCTTCAAGGGTATCGCCAGATCTGGTAAGTCTACGCTAATTACCAAGGTTTTCAAGAAGTTCTATGAAAGTGAGGATGTTGGTGTCCTAGCAAATAACATTGAAAAGAAGTTCGGTCTCTCTGCTATCAAGGATAACTTCATGTTCATTGCACCAGAGATTAAGGCTGATCTTGGTCTTGAACAGGCAGAATTTCAGTCCATCGTTTCAGGAGAAGATGTATCTATTGCTGTGAAGAATAAGACTGCTGTTTCTATCGAGTGGAATGTACCCGGAGTGCTGGGTGGTAACGAGGTTCCAAACTGGAAAGATAATTCTGGCTCTATCCTACGCCGCATCCTTCCCTGGAACTTTACTAAGCAGGTTAGGGAAGCCGATCCCCAGCTAGATGAGAAGCTTAACAGGGAGTTACCCATCATCCTTCTCAAGTGTGTCCGCGGGTACCTTGATTATTCTAACAAATACAGGGATAGAGATATTTGGAACGTTGTTCCGAAGTACTTTGAAGTTATCAAGAAGCAGGTCGCGATGGTTGCGAGTACTCTAACAAACTTCCTAGAGTCTACATCTATCAAGTATGGTGAAGAATTGTGCGTTCCTCAGACCATCTTCGTACAGATGTTCAACCAGCATTGTTCTGCAAACAACCTTGGTAAACCCAAATTTAACCAGGATTTCTACGTAGGACCATTCAGCTCTAGGGATATTGAAGTCCGAGAAGAGGTTGTTAAATACAAGGGAAGGACGTACCCTAAACAACCGGTTATTTTCGGACTTGATGTGATTGAGGAAAGTATCGGGTTCACAGAGGATTATTAAAAAAAATAGTGACCAATAGTAATATGAGCCAGTCGGTTCAAGAATTTGTTCGTCGTTCTGGCGTGGAACTTCAAAGTCCCAATTCTGCGTCAAATTCGAATGACAATTTCGCTCGGCGTCTAGAACGAGACGTCGCTATGATCCAAGAACGAAAAGCTCGTGAAAATAGGATAGCGCAAGGTCAACAGTTCTTCCGTAGCCCTACCCGACCACTTCCTAGACAGGCACGGATCCCCCCCACACTTCAAAAGAATCTTGTAAATAACAAGACATATGGTCGTTTTAAACAGTTTGAGAACTCTCCATTAGCCAACGAATTTGATGACGTCATCTTAAATTCTAATAACGAAAAAATGATTGAAAACCTATTAGCTGAACAGGGAATGATGAACAATAATGAACCTGAAATTAACACCAACCTTCTAGCCAATAATAATTTCGCAAAGGGATTTGGTAATAACCTAAACTATGTTGCCCCTCCACCACCAACTGAACTTCAAGTAAGTAAATTAAACACAGGTATGTACAATGCAATGATTAATAAAGATTTTGGACAGAAGAATGTTCGCATGGAACTTAAACCCTTACTTTCAAAAACACCAGTTGGTAGAACACCGATTGGTGAGGGTCTTTATGTAGACACATCGAAGATTGTTGGCTACTACGGTCAGATGCAAACTGGGCTTGAGCATACAAGGGAATTTGGACTAAAAGGTAATTCTTCCAAGGTTATCAATAAGGTTCAGTTTAAATTTACTATTACTAACGATGTTGAAACAAAGGGAGGAACCCTAGACTTTTACAGAAATGGTAAGATACGCTTCTCGGCTGGTTTCGTTGGTTCTAATATCGCCAATCAAGCTGAACTTTTACGTCGTTTCATGGTCAACACTTATACTGAAAAGCAACCCTTCCTTTACGGTCCATTTGAATATAACAATTTGAGCGCCAAATTTAGGATCAACGGTGTATTTAGAAATATGGGGAGTATTGCTCTCAATTACAAGCAGTATGGGATGAGTAACGCGAGTTATGAACCCGAACTTACCCCATTCCTTTATATTGATACATTTGATTACAAGTTTGTACTTACTAGGAATGGAAACGTCCAAATTTTAGGAACCAAAGATCCAAAAACTCTTCAAAGTGCTTACGAGTTCGGA